GCTCCATTGATTGCTGCCCGGAGATTTCCTGTTTGCATGGGTATGCATACTATGGGCGACGGCAAGCATGGGGTTGGGTGCATGGTTACCGGCAACGACATTAGAGCCGGCCTTGCGCACCTCGCCACCACGGGTACCTGTCGAGGGCCCGTGGTTCGGCTGGGGAGCACAAACCCGCACGTACCTCCTTCGCATCCAGCTGCGGGCGAGATATGTGAGTTGGCAGCCAATTCCGTCCTCCGAGAGGGGCCGGCTGGCGTGCCAATATTGCCAATTGGCACCCTGAAGAATTACACTCAGGTACGAGCGCGGTCTGCCCTGGAAACGAGTCCTATATCTGCCCTGGTTGAGGAGCAGTGCGGAATGCCCAGGCTGCATGGCCCGCCCGCCAATATTGGCAAGGCCACGGTTGAAGTGGCCAAACTGGCAGAGATGGCTTCTGCAGTGCAATTGCCACCACATATCCTGCTGCTTGCGCAGAAGGACTATGCGGATGAGATGCGCTGGGTCGCTGATTTGCCGGCCTTGCAGGGGCTGATCAAGCCGCTGACAGAGATCGAAGCTTGCTCCGGCATCGTCGGTAGCAGCTCTGTCCGCCGCGTGAACTTGCACACTGCTGCCGGCTTTCCTTTGAAGGGGTCGAAGATGCAGTGTGTGGAGCCTCACCCCACGCAGGCCATGCCTGATGCTGTCGTGCTTACTGACGAAGTTCGCGCGGAAGTCGCAGGCCTGGAGGACAAGATGGACACCCTCTTCAGGCCAAATTTTGTTTTCAAGGCGTCGCACAAGGATGAGCCTACCAAGCTCACGAAAAAGAAGGTGCGGGTCTTTGAGGGCGCGCCGTTTGTGATGCTCTTTCTGTTGCGCAAGTATTTCCTGCCACTCATGCGCCTCTTCATGCTGTGCCCGTTTCAGCTTGAAAGTGCGGTGGGAATCAATGCCAGCGGTCTGGAGTGGCATTTGCTGTACACGGCCTTGGCACACTACAACCCCTCTGGAGTCATCGAGGGGGATTGGATTCACTACGACACCAGCCTTGTCTACCAGGAGATCATGGCAGCGTTTACGACGCTGATTGAGCTCGCTGGAATGAAAGGCTACAGTCCGCGTGCAATTCGCATCATGTGGGTGTTGGCTGAGGAAGTTGCGCGGCATTATGCAATCATGCGCGGCGATCTGGCCATGTGTGACGGCTTTAACCCTTCGGGACAGGGCCTCACGGTGTTCATCAACAACATGTGCAATGGGCACAGGATGCGCGGGTTCTTCTATGCCTGCGCCCCCGAGGATGCCCCACTGGACGAAGTGTGGGAACCAGGGGGAGAGCGTACGCTGGGAGGTGTGGTGATCACCCCTGGCGCTCGCGCTCACCTAAAGCCGTTGCGCGCAGGACTGCACGGGCGTTTCGCTGACTACGTGCGGGCGATTTTCTATGGGGATGATGCCCTTCTGGCGGTCCGAGAGGACGCGGTAGGGTGGTTTAACCAGAAGACAGTCGCTTCGTGGTTCAACGAGCAGGGGAAGGGGTTTACAAGCGCTGATAAGACGGAATTCACGCACGAGTTGACGCCCATTGCGGACTCTACATTCCTGAAGCGGAAGTTCAGGTATGATGCGGACCTGCAAGCCTATTTGGCTCCCCTGGAGATGACATCGATCTACAAGTCTCTCCACGTGTGGAACAAGCAGCTCGAGCTGGCACCGCAAGCGCATTGCGCCGTCTTAATTGAGGGGGCATGTCGTGAGCTTTTCCAGCACGGAAGGTATGTGTTTGAGGAGCATGTGCCTAGGCTGCGGAACGTCGCACAACTGTTTGGTGCATTCGATTTCATGTCACCCAGCTCCTTCGACTTTGGTCACCACCAGAACAGGTGGCTGATGTCTGGATTGGAGGCGTCGACTGAGAAAGATTCACGCGAAGTGGAGGTGCTGACGGAGTAAGTCACCGCAGACTATAAATGCGGGCCAGCCTGCGCGGGCTTTAAACGCGTGTTTCGCCTACCCGGGCGTAAAATGGGTAATGGTGCTTCGTGCATCTGACCGTTGGGTTTGGGTCCAAAAACCATCCCCCTGCAATATTGATTACCACCAGTGGACCAAGATGAATGATATGGTTAACTGGCGGCTTATTGTTTGTGCACTTGCCCCTCGCGGCAGACCCCTATTTAGGGGAGATATTTGTGCTTGTCATTTTCATTCAAACCTCCCTATGCTTGATGCTGCTATGGGTTGTATACTGCATTGCCACAACAACTACACCACAACTGTCATCCGCAAAGCAGTCGGCGATATCTGCTACAGAGTCCCATGAGACCCTTGGTTTCACGGACAGCACTATGGGTACTAGTGTGGGTTTCACCACCCGTAACGACCCTACACGCGAGGCAATGTTTAGTGGTGCCGACCACTCCCTTGCGGCCTTTTTCGCTAGGCCCATCACCATTGCCACATACACGTGGACTCCACTGCAGGCTGCCCCTTTTTCCGCGGTAATTGCTCCGTGGTCTTTGTTCTTTGGCAACAAGCGTGTCATTAATCGTATCAACAATTATGCATCTATGACTGCACGCCTGCATGTGAGGTTTCTCATTAACGGGAATGGGTTTTATTATGGCCGGTTGATGGCCGATTATCACCCATTGCCCGCGAGTGACACTACCTCCAGCGTGAACACTCTTGAGCCGCGCAATGCCATCGCTGCGTCTCAGCGTCTCAAAGTGTTCATCGACCCATCAGACTGCTGTAGTCAGCAGTTGGACTTGCCTTTTGTGCTACCTACGGACGCTTTGGGCCCATCTCAGTTTGTCTCCGATGTTCTTGGCAAAATATACGTGCGTGAGCTTACCCAGCTTAAGCACGCTAATGGAGCCGTACAGCCTCTGACGATAACTGTTATGGCCTGGGCTACCGATGTGCATTTGGCCAACCCAACGTGCCTGAATGCCACTGGGCTTGTAGTCCAGGCTGGTGACGAGTATGGGAGCACCCCGGTTGCCAACTTAGCTACGGCCGTTGCTGCATCAGCATCCGCTTTAACTCAGGTACCGGTCGTTGGTCCTTATGCGCGTGCTACGAGCATGATGGCCGGGGCTGCTGCACGCATGGCCACATCTCTTGGCTGGTCCAGACCTCCTGTGATCAGCCCTTTGACAGGTGTTAAGCCCACAGCCATGTCTGCACTTGCCCCGTGCGATGCTGGGGACAATGTCATCAAACTCACTGTCGATTCGAAGCAGGAGCTCACAGTCGATCCATCAGTGATTGGTGTCGAGTTGTCTGATGAGCTCAATCTTGCCAGCATTGCTGCCAGGGAATCCTATTTGACTTCGTTCTCTTGGACTACCGGTGCAGTGTCTGGTGATTTGATTTGGAACTCTGCAGTCACGCCAATGCTGTTGGCGCGCAATGGCGCGGATGTTTATTTGCCTGCGTGTGCGTTTGCTACTTGGCCATTCCGCTTTTGGCGTGGCAAGGTGCGTTTTCGCTTCCAGGTCGTCGCATCCGCCTACCATCGCGGGCGCCTGCGCTTGGTATGGGACCCCAACACCATCACGTCTTTGGAATCCAATGTCCAGTACCAACGGATTGTCGACGTGTCAACCGATCGCGATGTCACTGTTGAAGTTGAGTGGGGGTGCAACCAGCATTTCCTCACTTTTGACTCCTCGATACCGCAGTTATACGGCACGACTTCAATTCCGGTGACGCCTGCATCCAATCAGGTGAATGGGGTGCTTGGTATATTTGTCATGAGTACTCTTGCCACTCCCAACTCGACAGTCAACAATGATATATTCGTCAATGTGTTTGTCAGTTGCAATGACATTGAGCTTGCAGCTCCTCAGGCCTTGCCGCTTTATGCCACGTTTAATCGCGCGGTAGAGCAAGCGGGGGACATGGATGTTGCTAACGATGGCAATGAGCCTGGGTGTGGTGACACCAGTACCACGGAGACATTTGCTCATTGTAGCGATGTCGACAACACTGCTTTGGTTTACATGGGGGAGCGCATCACCAGTTTCCGCCAGCTTTTGCGCCGTTACACGGTGCATTCTATGCTGCGGTTTTCTGGCGCTGCGTCTTCTGGGTCTTTCCTTTCAGTGGGTATGTACAATATGCCTGAGTTTTATGGCTATGCCAGTTCTCTCTATGCCATGCATGCCACTACACTTGCAAAGCCATTCAATTATGTGTCTAATCATATTTTGCACTATTTGGCTCCGGCATTTGTCGGCATGCGAGGCTCATTGCGCACCAAGTACGCGGTCACAACCTCATCACCCGTGCGATTGGCAGTGGAATTGCAGCAGGGCGTCAATACTTCCATGTCACGCCCTTTGCCCACCACACTGCCTGCTTTTACCACTACCCAAAGTGGCACGGCACGCCAGGCAATGACTTCCATGCCGTCCACACTGGCGCCGGGTGGCGCGATGACTTTGTCTTCTGTGTCACCTGCCATTGAGGTGGAGTTCCCTGATTACAATGCCACCAGGTTTCGGCTCACCCGTACGCTCCATGTTACGGGTGACACCAATTCGCTGAACGGTACTGTTCACACGCTCCACTTGCTGGCCGTGAGCACTTCGCCTTTCTTGGTGGAGCGCATGGTCAGTGTCGGCGAGGATTTCTCGCTGTTGTGGTTTCAGGGGTGCCCCCCATTGACGCTTCTTGCGTCCCCTACCTAGGGTTATAGGTCGACAGCATGTCGGGATGCTGTTTCAAGAATAAATCCACCGAACAACGTAAGCTACGGCTTTTGGTTACGACCTTCGTTGTTCGGGGGTAGTAGCCCGATCCTTTATTATTGTGTGTTAGGTGGTCACCTTGTGTAACCGTCAAAATCATGTGGAATCCGTTCTCGCCTAAGTGCGAGCAGGAAATAAACAATACAAAATGACCAAGTTGTCGCCATTAAAGTGCGACCGGGACGTCAGCCTGTTCTCGCCTTGTGCGAGCTGGTGCCATTTCAAGTGTCTTGCCTATGTGCAGACGACGAATGGCGTGTATTCATGGTTTCCGTGCAGATGTAGCCCTATCTTGGGTGAACTGCGCGGTAAACTGTCCATGGCCCATACGCAGATGTAGTTCTTTGGAGAAAGAGCGA